TGCCCAGCTTGTTCAGGGCCTTCTGTAGGGTCTTGACGTTAGGATCTCCACCCTTGCTGCCGTAGCCCGAGCCGCGGGTGCCGTCGTAGCCGATGGCGCTCGACTTCTGGCCGCCTTTACTGATGAACTGACCGCCCTGCGCGCCCGTGCCGCGCGCATACAGAGCCTCATTGAATACCCGGCGGATCGGCACACCATAGCCATCGATCGCACTCTGTGGCGTGGTCTGCGTGACCAGTCCATAAGGGTAAACCGTCATGATCAGACCTCCAGCTTGTCGATGGCGGCGGCCGTGGCATCGTCCGCTTCCGGGTCCACCGGTTTGTCCGGCTCGACTTCCTCGCCCGGCGCGGCGCCGGGGTCTGCGATCGGATCCACCACCTGGAGTTTGGCAAGGTCGCCCGCCTCCACCGCAGTGACAATGCTTTCGCTGTCAAAGATCTGGGATCCGACCAGACCGGTGATCGTGTCCGCCTTGGTCTTGACCACCGCGGCCTCTTCGGCCGCCGGATCGGTCTCGGGCTCGGTCTTCTCACCCTCGGGCGGGCCGGGCGGCTGGAGCTGGACGGACATCATGCCGCTGTGCTTGAGCAGCGAGAAGTCCTCGGCCAGGACGGCGGCGCCCACCGTCTCGGGCGTGTAGCCGGCAGAGATCAGGGTGTTGATGGTGCCGGCCTGAGTCGCCTGGATGGCTGCCAGATCCTTGGCGTCTTCGCGCAGGAACGCCACGTCCCGGGCGTCATACCACAACTCGGCATCGTCCGGCACGTCCACGATGGGGGCCAAGGCACCGCACAGCGAACGCCACTGGGAACGAAGGAAGCCGTCGGCAAAGGCCCGGCGCGCCTGGCCGTAGTTGGAGTAGGTCGCCGCGGCCAGGCCCTCGGACAGCCCGACCACGATGGGCGGCACCCCGCCGGCCGCGGCCAGGCGGGTCTCCCCGGCGCCCTGGGTCGCGCGGAAGTCCAACTGTTGCATGTCGGCGCCGATGACGCGCACGTCGGCGCCGCCAGCCGTATACAGCGTCTTGCCGGCGTTGGCCGGGCCGACGCTGGCCTCGTTCATTTTGCGGACGAAGTCCATGAACTTCTCAGGCCCTACGGTCTCCTTCAGGGAGACGGCGAGGTTCGGCGTGGCCGCATTCTGATAGAACTGGATCTTGTGCTCGGTGGCCGTCTTGTCCGCCTGCATTTCCTTGATCACCGGAGTGAGCCAGGACATGCCGCGGAACTGGGCGTCTGGATCAGGGATCGGCGCCCAGAAAGCGGCCTCGGCAAATCGGCCGCCCACGAGATAAAGCGCGGACGGGCCGTCCGTCCAGGGGCCGCCGGCTGTGTACTTGATGCCGACCACGTCCGATTGGACAGCCTGGTCGGGCGGAGCGGTCAGAATGAACTCGCACCAGTCCGGCCGTAGCCGGCGCATCCGCGGCTCGATACCGCTATCGTCGCGGGCCCAGAAGGCCGTCCCGGCGGCGGTCACGTCCTGCTCCGCACGCATCAGCAACGCCTGAGTGGTGCCGCCCGGCCAGGGGCGCTCCAGGATCTCCAGCTCGGTCTTGCCGAACAGGTCGTTGCCGCCACCGACCTGGCGGCGACGGCGGAACTTGAAAGCGACTTCTGAGAAGGGCCGGGCCCTGGCCATGCTGACCGCGAACACGATGCCGTTGGTCTTGTACGCACCGGAGACGTAGCCCAGGAAGGTGTCCGCGACCGGCTCGACCTTCAGGCCGGCGTACGTGGTCGTGTAGGACGGCTGATAGAGCTGGCCCTGGAACGCGACCATGGCATCCGCGAAACTCTGGAACGAGGGGTCACCGAACCGCTGAAGATATTGCCGACGGTGGATCTCCTCGGCGGATTCAGCGGTAGGGCGCCCGACCAGCTCCCGGCCGAACCGGACGATCTCCTGGCGCGCGCGGCGGATCGGGCCGGGGTCGGAGGATTCGACGGTAAGACCTGGCCCCTGATACTTCATGCCCAGACCACCATCGGCTCTGTCTCCACTTCGGCGGGAGCCTTTGCCAGCCCCCAGATTGCGTGCGTGATGCCGACCAGGCCGGTGATGTCCACGGCCGCCGTCCGCCGATCCCAGGCATGTCCGTCACCTACCGGGCGTTTGTCCGCTCCACCAACCGCGAGTGTCAATTCGTCCTGCCCGAGGTGAACGACCGTCCGCGGTTCGGATATGGGCCTAGTGGCCGCATCATAGATCATGCCGAAAGCCTGAGCCACGTCCCGCGCCGCCATGGTCTGGATGATCTCGTCCGGATCGAGCCCCGCGGCGCGCAATGCGTTCTGCAGATCCGCCAGTAGGGAGCCCGCGGGCGAGCCCGGGTCGATGGCGATGACAGCGCTAGTGGACTGGACAAGCTTGACCAGGGAGCCAACCACCCAGTTTGTACCGCTGGCCGTGGCGATCAACTCCACGTGCGTCTTGCCGTCCTGCCGCTTCTGGGCCAGGGAGATGGACGCCGGCACCGTGCCGCCGACCCGCGGGCCCACGTCCGGGGCGATGCAGGGGCGGCCGACCAGGGGCTGAAGATCCGAACCGGACTCGGGATCCTCCATGGCCTTCCATTGCTCCTCGGAGATGACCGCGTACCCCTGCTCCAGGTCGGGCGGCCAGATGCACAGGCGCTCCCGAGCGAAGCCGCGGTCACCCATGGCCACGCGCTCCCGGCGCATGGCCTCGATCGAGATGCGCTCGGGCGCGTTGGGGTTGGCCAGCAGCCAGAGGGACACGTTGTCCAGGTCGGTCTCTTCCAGCTTGTCGAGGTTACCGGCCAGGCCGTAGTCCATGAGCGCGATGTCCCCGCCCGGCTTGGCGTTGCGCCGCAGCATGAACAGGGGTTCGCCGGTGTCCGAGGTCAGCGGCGGGCTGGAGGTCACCCAGATCTGGCCGTCGGGGACGGCGGACAGCGTGGGGAGCTGGGCCTCCTGCTGCTCCGAGGTCAGCGCGTACGCCTCATCCCAGATGAGCTTGCGGAAGGTGAAGCCTCGACCGGCACCCTTGGAGCGAGCCAGGAAGCGCAACCGCTGGCCGTTCAGCAGCTCCACACCCTCCTCGCCGTTGGTATTGATGATCTTCTTGACCTTCTTACGCATCCAGTCCGTGTTCTCGATCAACGAAAGGATGCGGCGGAATGCCTCCATGGCCGTCTTGTACTCGTGCGCCGTGTGGCCGATCAGCTTCTCGCCCGTGCCGAACAGCCAGAACAGGCCCAGGGCCTCCAGCACGGCGCCCTTGCCGTTCTGCCTGGCCACGATCAGGGCCACCTGGAACGCGGCCCACTTGCCGGCGGCCGTCTCGCCGAGTCCGAGAATGAGGGCGAGCTGCTCCCAGGGATCCAGCTCCAGGCCGGCCGCGGCGGCCATCTCGATGGCCTCGGGGCCGCTGGAGTAGGCGTAGTCCGGGACCATGCAGACTCGCGGGATCAACTCCTCGGGCGGCTGAATCCGGCCGGACAGCGGATGCGGCGGAATCTCCCAGCGGGTTCCGTCCGGGAGCACAATGTGCCCGGACCCGTCGGGCCGTACGTTCGTGCGCTCCAGCGTCGCGGTCCCGGACATGGATCACCCCCGGTTACAGCGTACGTGACCGGGGGTGGAGAGATCAGGCATGGAAAAAGCAAGGCCCAGCAGGAGAAATGCCCCCGGCTCCTACGCGGGGGCATTTCTCCTGCTGGCGAGCAGTCTATTCGCTGGCGCCCTGAGCCGGCCAGGTGATCCGCGCGCCAAGGCCCGGCGCAACGTCCTGAAGCCGGTTGACGAAACCCTGAACCTGCGCGTCCACGCCGTGGCCGTCCACGTCGTTGATCAGGGTCTGGATCTCCTCGGCCAGCTTGGCCTCACCGATCGTGGACTCCTGCGGCGCCTTGATGCTGTCCGCCTTGACGATGTGGAGGCCGCCATCGGCACCCCGGACCGCGTACTGACCGTTCTCGGCCGCCGCGATGATGGTTGCCTCGCCCTTGGCCTTGCCGCGGGTGACGGTGACCTTGTCGCCTTCGTTGAACATGCGCTCTCCTTGGCTGGGTACTCGGTTTGTGTACCCCAACTATAGCAGTCAGGGGGCTATCTGGACACTCCGGGCGGCGGCCTCGCGCTTCTTTTCCTCGCGCTTGCGCTGGATCTCGTCCGCCGGGTCCTCGCTCGATACCGGCGCTTCGCCCGCGGTAGCCGTCCCGTCCAGAGTCTTGACCACCGTGGCCAGGGCCAGGGCCGTCTGGCGGGCCTCGGCGAGCGCTTTATCCACCGTCACTTCGGCCACGTCCGGTGGCATCCGCTGGACGATCTCCAACCAGGCGTCCGGGTCGCCCTGGAGCTGGAGATTGAGCCGGTCGAGGCGCTCCTTCAGCCGGCCCGCCTCGGTAACGAGCCAGGCGCGGCGGTCGGCCGGGGTGCTGCTCACGCGAACACCAGCCATACCAGGGTGCCCACGAGCACCAGGGCCAGGGCGAGCACCAGAATCGGGGCCCGCATCAGGGTGCACCCTGGGTTTTCGGGAGTAGCGCGGTCGCATCGTCGCATTCATCGCACGCGTGATCCACGGGCGTGAACATGCCGGCCGTCACGATGTCCCCGGGAAGGTGAATGACCTCGGTGGCCTCGCGCTGGAACCGAGCCGGCGTGGGCCCGTAGCCGTCCGAGCACGGCACGGTGACCGTGCGTCCGCCGAAGAGGTCGGCCGGGAGCGGCCCGGGGACGTCCGGGAGCGGGACAACGGCCCGCGGCTCGTGCCGCACCGTGCCGTCCGAGCGCATGAACACGCGGTCGCGGTCGCCCATCTGCGTTACCTCAACCTCGGTCACCTCGGGCTCGGGCTCTGCCTGCCAAAGCAGCGTCACGCTCACGCGGATCGGCTGGCCGACCTCGCTCTCCACCGAGATGGCGCGGATATGGCTGGGCGGGATGCTGTACGCGCGCTCCAGGTAGTCCAGGGCCTCGCGAATCCCGCGCTCCTTGCCGTCCTTCGTGATGACGATGCTCATCCCTCACACTCCGCTATCTGCTGGGTAGTGGCTCTCTGAAAGTTAGCGGGGGGAAATTTGACGACAGGGACGTGGGGTCGAGAATGTCCGTTTTGCACGATGCCAACCCACCCCCCTAGGCGCAGCGATCGATCACGCATCACACATTCC